GTTTGATTTCAACCGCTCTGCTAGGTCTTTGGATGTTGATTTTGATGTGCTTACACCTTACGGATTGATTACATACAATGCCACTTAATACAACAGGCTTTGAGCGTGAGCGCCTAGCCGATATAAAGACTGATTACGATCAGCGTTTTACTGACGCGCTAGGTCCGGTTAATACTTCGCCTGATGCTGTAGTGGGTCAAATGATTGGCATCTTTGCGGCGGCTTTAGATGAGATTCAAGAGACATTGCAAGACACTTATGACGCCATGTATCCGTACAGCGCAGAGGGCACCAGTCTAGATGGTGCCGTGGCATTTGTAGGACTTACCAGGCTTGGTTCTACGCCTACTACTGTGATGGCTTGCGTGTACGGTGCAGAATCTACTTTGTTGCCTTCTGGAGTGCTTACGCGCTCTGGCACCAAGCAATACGCGACTACCTCGGATGTAGTTATTAGCCGAGCCAATGCTTTAGACGTTGAAATTGAAGTTACTACAGTTATCAATGCTACGTCTTACCAGATCATTGCTGGTGGAGTGCTAGCAGCTTACACCAGTGATGCCAGTGCCACGGCCAATGAAATTGCGGCAGGGCTTGCAGCGGCGTTTGATGCTGATAACTTTACATCGGTTGCGACGGGTTCAAAGCTGCGCGTTTATAGTGCGGATCAAGTGTCTGATTTTCCTCTGACATTGGATGCGAATCTGACAATCACTAAGCTAGGTTCACCGGCTGTTTTTACGTCTATTGAGTTGGGCGCTAACGTCTTACCGGCTGGAGCTTTGACCATCATTGATAGTCCCATTCTTGGATGGGATTCAGTGTCTAACTTGGTGGCGGGTGCGACTGGTCGCAATGTTGAGACTGATGAGGCTTTGCGGGATCGTCATTCAACCAGTGTGCGAGCTACGGGTAGCGCCACAGTGAAGGCTATCCGGGCGCGTCTATTGGCTGAAGTGCCTGAGATTAGTTCGGCGTTTATCTACGAAAATCGCACGACTGAAATTGTGGATTCAATTCCGCCTCATAGCCTTGAAGCTGTCATTGTTGGCGGTTCTACTCAGGATATTCTCGATAAGCTGTGGGAAGTGAAACCGGCTGGAATCGAGACTTACGGCGACACGGTAGGCCAAGTGATTGATGACAATGGCGACGGTCAGACAATCAAGTTTTCACGTCCTGTTACTCAGTTCGCATGGGTTCGCGTCTCTGTTGATGCTTTGTACGCCGAAGAGACTTTGACAAGTACCATTGAGGCCGCTATCGCTGACGCTGTGCTGTCGTATGGGTCTACCTTGAATGTTGGTGATGACATCATCACTCAGCGGTTCTATGGGCCTATTTATGGCGCTACGACTGGCCTTGGTCAGATCACTGTCGAGGCTGCTATCACTGCAACCGAAGGCGGTACGCCTAGCTACTCGACAAACAATATCGCCATTGGCAGAGCGGGCATCGCAGCGTTTGATGTGGCGCGTATCTCGGTGGTAGGCGTATGAGCCTAGTCAGCGAAGCCTTAGAACGGGCTACTAGCCAATTTCAGGCATCGCCTAAGGTTCTAGCATTGCTTGAGGCGATTGTCGGGCCTTTAGATGTTGTCAAGGCTACGACTGACGAATTCAAAACTGAGCGCTGGATTGATACGGCCATTGGTAAGCAGTTGGACGGATGCGGTTATATCGTCGGTGAGTTACGCGCTGGCCGTGATGATGCTGAATACCGCAAAGCCATTCGGTTTCGTGTATTCGTCAATATCTCAGAGGGTACGCCTAACGCATTAATTTATGGATTGCGTTACTTGATTGATTCTGATGATTATCAGTATCTTGAAATGTACCCAGCGACGGCTATTTTGTTTTCCAATGGGTCTGATGTTCCTATTGATATTCACCATCAAATGCAGGACTTGGCACCGGCTGGCATATCTGATGTGCCAGTTTTGGTTTCATATTCTGAATTGCCATTTAGATTTTCCAAGGCTTCTAGCAATGGCGAGTTGTTTGTCAATGGTAAAAATGATTATTTGACAGCAAACGGATCAGACATTCAAGTCACTGCACAATCAATCGGTGATTCTGGTCCTACTTTCGGTGGTATTGCACCTGCTGAATTGACGGCTGGTGAGCAGTTGATTGATGTTAATGGTCATATCCTTGTGATTCATGCTCAAAATTATCAGACTAAAATAGAATCAGGCTACCATTTAACGGGTGTTTTTCAATGACTACTTTTGCTAATACTTTCACCACTTATTCAGACGGTCAGCAGAACCTAAATCAGCCACCTGATGCTGTGATGGATACTGGTTTTGTACCTGCTACAGCTACAAGTCGTGGTCAGCCATTGCCTGCTCAGTGGTTGAATTGGATTATTAACCGTCTGTTTAAGCATATTAATCGTGACGTTGTTACTGACAATCTTGGCGTTAATTTGTTTACTACTGAAAATGCAATGATTCGATTGGAAGCGTTTGACATTGCAGACCAAAATAAATACTTGGTAGCCATTGGTTATAAGGCTTCCGGCGTGGCACCAAGTTTGAAAGTTATTTCAAGCGCGACATTAACGCTGGGAACCGGTACAATCAATGGGAATCAGCCTATTATCGGCGGTAGTAATGTGAAAATCGTCGGGTATTCCCGACAAGTTGGAGAATTGTAATGGCCCTAAGTAGTACCGAGGAAGCCCAAACACGGGCACTAATAGCACAGCAAGCGGCTATTTTGTCACTGGCTTCCAGTGAGCCAACTATTATTAGTAAGCTAGCAGCAACAAAGGTTTCTTTGGCTGATTTAACGGCTGCTACTTCGCTTGGTGCAAGTGATTTGTTTTTAGTTCGTCAGGGCACCACTGAAAAAAGCACAGCGCTTTCAGTATTGACTCCTGATGCAAGCGAAAATGTAAAAGGTATTGTTGAGCTTGCAACATCTGAAGAGACTTTAACAGGCACTGATAATACTCGTGCTGTTCATCCTTCTGGTTTAATGAGTGGTTTTGTTAAGTCGCTTGCAGCTAATGGGTATCAGAAATTGCCTAGTGGGTTGATTATTCAATGGGGAAATGTGAGCACAAATTCCAGTGGATTCGCATCAGTTACATTTCCTATTGCATTCACGTCTAATGTTTTTTCGGCATTTGCAACCGCTACAAACTCTGTTGCAGGTAATGCACTAGCTAATATCGGTGCATTTACAAATACTACACTTTCAATATATGGAACAAATGGAGCCTCTGGTTCGCCAGGTATAGCGGGTATTTTGAATTTAAATTGGCTTGCAATTGGTCGTTAAGGAAAAAAATGTTCTATTCAAAATCTACTGGCGGTTTTTATTCTTCTGAAATTCATGGCTCAAACATTCCATCTGATGCAGTTGAAATTACGATTGAGCAACATTTTGAATTGTTGCAAGGTCAATCAAACGGAAAAGTAATTTCTTCGGATGTTAATGGTAATCCAATTCTTACGGATGCACCTGTTTTGCCATTGGTAGTCCCTACCATAGTCACTATGGTTCAAGCGCGTTTAGCATTGAATCAGCTTAACTTGTTGGAGCCTGTTGAGATCAGCATTTCAAGCCTAGACCGTGCCGCTCAGATTGAATGGGAATTCCGCGCAAACGTTCAGCGAGATTCCGCACTTGTTCAAGCGTTGGCATCAGGTTTGCAGATTGATGAAAATAAGTTGGATGAGTTGTTTACTTTGGCTGCATCACTGTGAATGCGTGGCACTTAGTCGGTGGCTCTGCGCTTGCGCTGTGGGCGCTGTGGTATCTCTACCTGATCGTCATGGGTCTTTACCGGGCTCACTTGCTCGGGCGTCTTAGTACACAGGCTAAAGTGCTTGGAGCACCTGCGCTTCTGGTTGGTTACTTGCTTGACTGGTTAATTAACTTCACCATCGCGGCGTTGTGGTTCGGTGAGTGGCCTAGGTCATTTGGTGAGTTAGTTACTGACCGTTTGCAGCGTTACATGGCTGGACCGCCTGGGCGTAGACAAAAACATGCGCGTAGCATTTGTTCTCACTTACTTGACCCTTTTGACCCTAATCCAGGTGGACACTGCGCATGAATTTTGAAGACTCACAACCACATATGCCAAAAGATGGACGCCGGGAGCAGGATCACGCGATTCGTATTGCTTTGTTGGAGCAGTCTATGAGTGGCATCAAAGCGGAGTTACACCAGATCAACGGCAATATATCTCGTTTGGTGTGGGCGGTGATTGCTGCGATTGTTATGGCTGGGATGCAGTTCATCCTTCGCGGCGGGCTGAGTGCTTAAGCACGCTAAATGGGTGGCACTTTTCGGGCTTGTATTTATGTCCGTTGTGGTGTCATCCATCATTGTTTTTCAATGGATTGAGCATCGTTATATGCCGGTTGTCACTGGCTTTACAGTGACTTATTCAGACCGTGACCACGGTTCGCTAGTCATTGCTGGGAATATGCAAAAGGTGCGTGACTGCCGATTTATTGAGGTGGCTGCTTATTCTGGTGAGTCTTATCTAAGCCTTGAATTCTCAGATCGTCATTTACATGACCACGGGAAAAGCCGTGCAGAAGGTTTGCAAACTTGGGGGCCGTGGGCTATTACACCAGACGCTACACCATTGCGATTGGTGGCCCGTCACCAGTGTCATATTTTATGGGATAGCACTACTGTGCTTTTGGATCAGAAATGAACCAAGATAACGTCGAGAAACTCGCGCTTATAGTCGCTGAATTAATGCAAGAGTTGAGACATCACAAAGATGAAATGGCAATGCTTCGCAAAGAGGTTTTGAATATAAAAGACATTTGCCGTAGCTGCGCTGGTTATCAAGATGATTTCAAGTAATGAATGTTTGTGGTGTAGCTTAATTGTTGCGCTGTTGTTCATCGTAACTTACGCCGTGTCTTTTACTTGGTTATTTTGGGCCATGACGCCTTGGATTTTTTGGCAATTTGTTTTTTGGCTAACTGGGTACAAACCATGATGGCTTATGTAGTAATGTGGTATTGGTTGCAAAACTGGAGTAAACGTCCATGATATTTGATGAAGCATTCACCAAGTTACTCGGGCATGAAGGCGGGTACGTCAATCATAAAGAAGACAAAGGCGGCGCTACTAATTGGGGCGTAACTGAAGCCGTGGCGCGTGAGGCTGGTTATATTGGCGATATGCGTGACTTGCCAGTTGATAAGGCAAAAGCCATTTACAGATCGGCATACTGGACACCAGTTCGCGCGGATCAACTGCCAGAATCACTGCGTTACAGCGTTTTTGACGCTGCGGTGAACTCTGGGACTGGTCAGGCTATTAAATGGCTCCAACGCGCGTTAGGCGTGGTTGATGACGGCAATATTGGGCCTGTCACATTGGGTACGGCTAATTTCAATGATCCGCAAAAAACGCTGGCACGTATGAACGGTCAACGGCTTGAATTCATGGCCGGACTAAGCAACTGGCCTGCGTTCGGGCGTGGCTGGGCGCGGCGCATTGCTTCATTACTTAAAGAGGCTTGATATGGATATGACTTGGCTAAAATCCTTGGCACCATTGTTAGGAACGGCACTTGCTGGGCCTTTGGGTGGTGCTGCTGCGTCTTTTGTGGCTGACAGACTCGGCATTGAGTCAAAAACAATCGAGGCCGTTACAGAGGTTTTAAACAGTGGCAAGCTGTCTCCTGAGCAGATCACAAGCATAAAAACTGCAGAGATTGATTTTCAAAAGTTCTTAGAACAAAACAAAATTAATTTGGCTAAGATCAATCTTGACAATACCAAAGACGCCAGGGACATGCAGCGCGTGACTCGCAGCCCGTACCCAGCGATTCTGTCTACATTCGTCACCATTGGATTCTTTGGCATCCTGGCATCTATGTTGGTGATGGAATACCGTCCTACAGACTCACTCCTAATTATGCTTGGTGCGCTTGGTGCTGCATTTGGGGCCGTCGTTAATTTCTGGTTGGGTAGCTCAAACGGTAGCGCCATGAAGTCAGATTTACTAGCAGCTAAATAAAAATGCCCGCATTACGCGGGCTTTTCTTTAGTCTTTCACAAATACGCCATTCGGCATCATTGTCCCCGTGCGGTCTTTGATCTCGTTATAAGCCGATTTAAGGCACGTAGTAAGGTCTAGATTCTCCTTAGCTGCCACGATAATCAGCGTCACCAGTACATCGCCTAGGCCGTCAACAATACCGGCCTTATCGCCTTTGATAAGCGCGTCAGCTAGCTCACCAAGCTCTGAAACTGTTTTCAGTAACTGGGTTTGACTGGTTGAATTTGGCAGAATCTTACGGGCTTCAGCCCATTGAATAACCTTCATTTCTACTTGTGCGTAGCTCATTTGTTTTCCTTTTTGAAAGTTGGGTTTGGTGCCCAGTGTGTAAAAAATGTATCGTCTGCGGTGTACTGGCCTTTTTGCAATACGCCTGAATCACGGTTAATCAATAGCATTGATACCCCGCGTGGCGTGTTGTTATCAATTGGTAACCAATGAAACTCAGGCGCAACTACAGCCGCACCATCACTGCTTAGCTTGTGCGTCATCGTAACCATCCATCAAGCGCAAACTTTGTTTTTGCAATGATTGAAACTGGTTTGCGACTTTCAACAATAGTTTCTAACGTTGTAAATCGCTTACCACAATCAATGCAAACCTTACGGCGGCGCGTTCCTTCTTTTGTTTTTCTGACTTCAATCACTTCAGATTTTCCGCTATGGTCGCATATCATGGTGACTCCGGGAAAAACGCCGACATGGTGACTGGTGCCACGGTTCGCAAAATGGCTAATACTTCTTGAGCGATTAGGCGGTGTTCTTTTTGGGTTGATTCGTGCAAACGCTGCTTAAGGTAGTGAATCCAAGACCGCATGGTGCCGTTCATGTAGAGTCGGCTGCTGGTCAAGCCTTCAGGGAGAAGGGCGCGGGCTTGCTCTTTTGAAACACCCATAAATATCATTTGTTTGTATTGCTTAGTCGCCATTGCAATGACTTCTTGTTGAGCATATTCAAACGCTTCAATTAAATGAGCATCATCAGTTTCTACGCTTTTCTGCCTGTTCTTTGTGTGCTGCAAACGGCACTCTCGCAACTCGGAATCTGGCAGTGATCCAACGTCAGCATAACGCTGGCTGAACTCTTGAAAGCTGAAACTGCGGTGGCGTAGAATCTGCCGACCAATGTCTCGCGTGGTGTTGATCTCAAAGCACGCCGAAGCCATCTCGAATGGGCTTACATGGCCCTCTTCCATGCAGTAATGCAGTAGTCTGGTTTTGTCGCTGCGCTGGTTGTCTGGGTTGCTTACCCGCGCCATGAACATGATATGTTTGTCAGCGTCGGGCGTTGCCCACTGTAATGTGACGTTCATTTTGTATTTCCAAATAAATCCGGTTGATCGTTAATAACCACTTTGTTAGTGATTTTGCTTTGTGGCTTTTGTCCCAGTGATTCGTAGCATGTCGGGCCGATAGGCTTGCCATTCAAATAATGGTGTTTTGCGCCAGACTGTAGTGATCTGCCACATTTAAAGCATTTCATATTTCCACAACTTCAGGCGCACGGCTTCGCATCCTATTGGTGGCATTCTTCAAAAATTTCTCATACTCACCGCGTGAGATGCTTGACCGTTGCAAGTCATGCCATTCATAAAGCTCATTCAATGCGTGCAATTCAGCCGGCAAAATGTCCCACTTGTTCCATTTATCAAACCTATTTTTCAGGCTGATAAGCGCATTCTGAGCAGCTTCGCAAGCTGGCAATACTTCATGGCCTATGCCATTGCGTCCCATTGTCTCAGCCACTCCAAGCATTTCACACAATCCACGATACCCACTGAGTCCTTCGCTTGTGCAATTGACGATTGATTGAATCATGCTTTTTTCACGTTGGCGAAGCAGATTTAGCAGTTCATCACTAGCAATACAAGCGCCTTCAATGGCGTGCTGGATTGGATTAACGTAGTCGTAATGCTTACGTTTACACTTCTTTCGGCTCATGTCAGTTGGTGTAAAAAGGCGTTTTTGCTTGGCTTGTCATGCCGATCATTGGTTTGTGTTTCATTCGCGTATTACCAACTAAGCTAGGTTTATCAAATGCATCCATCGCGCCAGGGCGTCCATCGTAAGGTCGCAACTCTGCGCCGTCGTAGCTACCGGCCATCTTGTTAATTTGTGGCGCTGTCGCTTTTTGTGGTTTCTTGCTCATTTGTTTTTTCCTTGGTGTTGTTGATAAATTCTTTGACTGACTCAGGCCAGCCGGTTCGGTAGGCCTTGTCATACATTTCCTGACTAACACGAACCCGAAGCGTCGGGTATTTTGTAGTGGCTTTTTTGGTCATACAAGATACGCCATCAGGCCATAGGCCAGCAATACACCGATGACAAGTACAGCGGCATAGTCAAGCCATTGCTCAGTTTTACGTGGCTTTTCAATGGCGCTACCGTAGGATGGGCCAAATGGGAAAGCCTCGTCCATTGTGCGTGAGTATTTACGTGTTTGCATTTTGTTCCTTTGTTTATTAAACGATTTCAAAAAGTTGAATTAACCACCACTCATTTACGGCACATTTGAAAATTGCAATAGAAAGCGCTTCATCATGGTCTTTTGCATCAAAATCAAAAGTCTCATGGTTAGTTTGGATTGATGTTCCTCTGACTGCTGCGCGTGCTGTGTAGGTTTTCATTTTTCATTCCGTTTTGTTGATGTCTTTATTGTAGCACAGTTAAAACGGAATCAGGTAATGAAAGTCATCGCATTCATTGGTGGCGTACAAATAATCGTCAGGTACACCGCCATTGAATTTGCAGACATTACCTCCCAACTTGTCAAGATTGTCACAATCAAAGCATCGTTTTTGATTAAGGTAGTCCTCAATCTGAACCTTGTTTCTAAGTGCTGATTCGTAGATTTCTTTGTCTGTCATTTTTCTAGTGCCTTTGTTTCAATCAATCCAATAATTTCTTCAGATAGCAACTCGGATATTTCAACGCCGTTAAGTTCTGCCGTTACCAAAAAGGCACGTTCAGGGCAATCAGGCTCAAGCTGTAAGCCAGTTCCACGCTCACGGCTTCCGCGTTCTGCTGGTTCGTAGTCGAGTTCACAATCAAGTTCACCGCCTAGAAACTTGTAAATGTATTTCACAATTCCATCTCCAACTGGTTAGCTTCAGCTATCAAAGCAGCGGCCATTTCTCGGGCTTGGGATGGTGTCATGTCGTGCTGAAGATTCAGTGAACTACTATGCTGAATAAGAGAAACAAGTTTTCCGCATGTAGGGTGAACATTTCCACTAACTCGAATTGGGTATGTGTTGCAAAAATTGTTGATTAGTGTCATTTTCTATCCTTTGGTTGGTTGGTGATTAAGTGTAGCGCACTTTTCACACTTTGCGCCACAATGCCTAATTATTTTGATCTAGCAGCCATTCAGCCATTAGCAAAGCGTCAGCCCGTCCATGGTGCTTAACTAGCTTTAATGGTGCCGTAGGCCACTTAGTGCGGGCTAGCTCTAGGCTGGCTTTTTTTTCTGTTCCGATTAAGCCGTGGTGTTTTTTCCATTTTTGAGGCGTGACGTACTCATACGGGTAAAGCAATAGATCAACCACGGCTTCAATAGTGCCAGTAGCACGCATAAATTTCCCGGTGCTGGCAATACCTTGGCCTGGCATTACTCCCACCTGCTCGATAACAATATCAGCGCCGTCCTGACCAATTTTGATAGCAGCTTGCAGGGCTATCTTTAGCATCCTTGGAAGTACGCGATCATTAGCGCTGTCAATGTCGCCACATGCTACGAATGCGCCGTTGTGGTCTATGGCCCCCCATGCGCCACTTCGCAGGCCTGGGTCAATTCCTAGGTAAATCATTCCTCACCCCAAACCCGATCAACCACGCGAAAAAACTTACCTTCTTTTCGATATGAAATCATGCTCGGTGGTGTTCCTTGGTTAAGTTGTTTAACGGCTTCGTCAAGTTCGTCTGGTGTCGTCACGCCTGCTTTACGGGCCAGCGTAGCTACCATTTGACGGGCTTTTACGCCTGCATAGTTCTCATGCTGTGTCGGGAAGTATTCAGAGATTATCGGGCCATTTAGGCCGCTGTAATATTTCACCATGAGCATTTCCAATCCACTGGTGCGGCTTGTGTGCTTTTTCCAATGCCACTCCGTTACGGGTAGCTCTGTTGGCTCTAGGCCCATGATGTCGTCTGATCTGAGGTATACGGTTTTTTCTATTTTTTCAGGTTCTGGAAATTCATGGCCGCAATGGCATTGGCGGGCGTTGGCTGCGCATATTTCGTCACAGTTTGGGCATGTTTTCGTGGGGGCTGTGCCTTCGCCTTTGCGCTTGCGTCCAGGGGGTGTGATCTGGGTTATGGGGCCGTGGGTGGCTACGTTTCCGGCGAAGTCTAGGACCATGCAATCAGTCTTACCGTCTGCCACGCGCAACCCGCGCCCCGCCATTTGGTAATACAGTCCAGGCGATAGGGTAGGACGTAGAAACACCACACAATCAATGCCAGGAGCGTCAAAACCAGTCGTTAGAACTGCGCAGTTAGTCACGGCTTGAATGCGTCCGGCTTTAAAGTCGTTCAAGATTTTGTCGCGATCTGCTGATGGTGTTTTTCCTGTCACGGCTTCGGCGCTTATGCCGTTTTGTCGCAGCATATCGCGCACGTCTAAGCTGTGCTGTACTCCAGCGCAAAACACAATCCAGCTTTTGCGATCTTTGGCGCGTGCGATTGTTTCGTGTACGGCGCGTGCGTTGTTGTCAAACGTGTTGACTGCCAATTCCAAAGACTTACCAACGAACTCACCCGCTGATTTTGTCACGCCTTGCGTGCTTAGCATTAGGCTGGTGTGCTTGCTTCGCAGTGGTGAAAGGTATCCGCTTGTGATTAGTTCCTCGATTGAAACTGGCTCAATCAAGTCGCTGAATAATACAAAATCGCCTTCATGGATCATTCCGTGGCCCAATCGGTACGGACTAGCCGTCAACCCAATAACGCGCATGTCTGGATTGATAGCCATTAGGTCATTTATTAGCTCACGGTATGCACCTTCACCAGTCGGGCTGATGGAGTGGCATTCGTCCACAATGCACAGGTCAATATGCCCGATCTGATTGCCACGTTTAGCCACGCTTTGAATGCCTGCAAAGACAATAGGCTCAGTTAGGCAAAACCGCCGAAGGCTTGCAGAGTAGATGCCCATAGGAGCATTAGGCCAGTGCTGACGCATTTTTTCAGCGTTCTGAGAGATTAATTCTTTGGCGCTCGTCAGCATCAATACCCGCGTACCGGGCCATGATTGAATAGCATCCTTCACCAAGGCCGCAATGATGTGAGACTTACCCGCGCCAGTTGGTAGGACTAAGCATGGGTTTCCAGCATTACCAGCGCTGAACCATTCGTATAGCTGGTCAATTGCCCGTTGTTGGTATTCTCTAAGCATTAGAAATACTCACCCATACTCATAGCCTCAGAATCACTGCATCCAATGGATGCTAATACTTCATATTCGTTATATCGTTTTGTGCTTTTTGATTGTCTTGAGCAGTATTTCAACAATCTAATATGATCTCTTTGACTCTTGATTTTCATTTTCATTTTTTGCATTGTTTCGTATTGCTTTTCTGAGCAAAAACCTTGCTTTTCAACTGATACTGCAAACTTTGCCCATCCGTAACCAATTTGGCAAATATAGTCAATAATTGTTCTTTGTTCTTTTGTAAACATCACCCCACCACCCGCGCATCAAACTCAGAATATTGATCCCTCACGCCACTAGCGCACGCCTTCCAGTTAGCCACAATCTCACGGCTTAAATAAGCCTCCGGCGCATTATGTATTGGCCCTGCTTTTGTCATCCATATCACGCCAGTCTCAGCTCGCTCATGCTGCCATGCTGGCGTAAGATCGGGATGTATGACGTGGTTGTCACATCCTTCTAGCTGGGCATTTAAGTCGGGGATTATCATGTCCCAATGAGCGCAGTGCCATGTGCCATCGTCTATTGCTGTGCTATGAGCGCATGTCCGGCAGTTCACTTCATTTGTCAGTTTGGATCCGTGGCAAAGGTCGTGCGCACTGCAATAGCGACATTCAAACCACGACTCATCTACGCTTATGCCAGATGGGGCACGGTCAGCTTTTACAATGCGTTTTCCGCGCTCCAAAAACTTCATGGCCACGGTGTCATCCCGCTTTACGACTTCAGAATAAACCTCGTCATTGTCTTTATTCACCATGACAAATAGCGCGTTGTCTACGTCTTTTCCCATCATGTACAAGTGCACTTGCACCCAATATACGGGCTTTGACTTCTCAAGTCCTTTGTTCACTATGTCTTTAAACGACTTGGCAGACGCCGTTTTGATCTCTAGGATGTGCTTTGCTTTTGTGTTTCCCGGCACGCCTGATTCGATGATGCCGTCAATTGACCCGCCAATGTGACATCCAAAATTTACGCGGCTCTGATTAGCTCCAGTGTTGGTTATCTTCATTCCAATCGCTTGCAGGTCAGCAACTACGGTGCGTTCTTCAAGTTGACCACGTCGAAACAGGCGCAGGATTCGACCTGGGAATTTTTCAATTACGGCGAAGCGAAAACTGAGCCATAAAAAACGGTCACACGCATGGCCAAGTTGTGAGCATCCCATGTGACCGCGTGGGACTTCTCTGACTGATTCATGGTGTAGATCTATTAGGTTTTGAATGTCAGTTGACATTGGTTTCCTTTTTTGTTGAGTTGAAAAACCCGCTGGTTAGGCGGGTTCTGTATCTTAATCCATCAAGTCAGGTTCAGCTTCAAACAATGCGTTTTGTTTGAATGTGTTTTCATTTTCAAAACGCATTGATGCCAGTGATAGATTGATCTTGGCTTGCTTGAAATAGCTATCCTTTAGCTCGATTCCAATGGCTTTGCGGCCCATTGATACGGGGCTGAATACTTCACTACCAACGCCCATGAATGGTGTCAATACGACTTCTCCTGGGTTGCTGTATAGCTCAACAAGGCGGTCAATCACGTCAAGCTGCAAAGGGTGAACGTGTTTCTCGTCATCCTCTTCGCGTCCGTCACGGAATGGCAAAACATTGTCGATGCGAATATCATCCCATACGCTAGATGCGTACCGCTGCCAAATGTAATGAGATAGCTTGTTGCTCTTTGGGTCTTTGTGGTCTTTGAAGTTTGTCTTCAAATACTCCCACAATTCATCCTCGTTAAACTTGGATTCGTTCGCGTTGTTGAATGCTCTCAAAATGTTAGGCAGGATTGGTGTGTCACCAAAGTAGCGTGTTAGTCCGTTCGGATGCGTAACAGGAACGGCGTTGTCGCCTTTCTTTGTAAATACCAATACATAGTCAGGCATGGCCGTGAAGCACTGAGTAGAGTCTTCGACAATCAGCTTGTGCATGAGGCTTTTCACCATTGTCCGCATCCGCACTTTCAACGGCTCTTTCCAGATTGTGATTCGGTTGCGGTATTGAAAACCATACTTTTCATGCAGTCGAATGATCTCATGTGGGAAGTCCCAAAGGCGGCATGAGTTGTCGAAAACATCAGTACAGTGGACTGCGTTTACTCGGCCAGGTTTTGTCACTCGCGCCATTTCAGCTACTAGGAATTCATACTGCTCTAAAAATTGTTCTTTGTTTTCGCAGTTGGAAAAATCACGCTCGCTAGAACTGTAATTGTAAAGTCCTGCAAACGGTGGGGAGTATAAAATCAAGTCGATTGACTCACTAGGAATGCTTGGCAAAATTTCCATGCAGTCCGAGTTATAAAGTGAATAATTTTCTGTGTGTTCTTCTTGCTTGGTTAACATTTTATTTCCTTGATAAGTTGGTTATTTCAAAAACATTGGCAATTTAGCGCTGTTGGTAAACTCACGATTCTTGAAACTGAAATCACGATTAGCAGCTTGAACTAAGTTTCCGTAAAGCTCGATTGCCTTTTGTGTCTTTTGCTCCAAAGCCTCTAGGACGCGCTCTTGTCCTTCGCTGATTACCATGTCGCAAACTACTTCTGACTTTTGACCAAATCTCCAAAAACGGCGAATCGCCTGGTAATATTGCTCGTAGCTCCATGTAGGGAAAAATACGGTGTGATTGCAGTGCTGCCAATTTAAACCCATCGAAGTCATACGTGCCTTGGTCACCAGTCGCTTAATTTCACCATTGGCAAACGACTGCAAAATGTCCTCTTTTTTGTCAATAGACATACCGCCAATAATCTCAACGGCGTCACGGTCTAACTCTGAAAGCAGTTCACTTTCGTCGTTCAGGTTACACCAATAAACTGATGTTTTTCCATGTGACAATTGCACTGCTTTTTCGCAGCGTTCAGCGACTGTTAATTTTTGTTCTTGCCTTACTTCCGTCATTGTTGACGCTGGCATAGAAAACAATGACGATTGATCTTCAATGCACCATGTTTTACTATTGTGAACCATGTGCTTATTAAGATGCAAAGCTGGTAAATCATAATTTGAATCACTAAAACCAAGGTCAGACGGTTTTTTTACCATGATTGACCATTGATTGACCCATGCGAAAAAGTCACGTTCAGCATGTGGCTTTAAATAGAACTTCTCGCCAATGTTTCGGTTATTGCTATCTGCCGTGTTCTGGTTTGACTTAAAAAACTTTGTTAGCATGTCCATGTAACCCATGTAACCCAATGCCTCAGAGCTGTTGCCAAGCTCAATAAAGTCATTGGGGCTAGGCGTTGCTGTTGCCAAAAAGCGATAAGGCACGCGCTTGATAAATGCAACAATGGCGTCACGGGTTTTACCTGCAAAGTTTTTCAGGATGCTGGACTCGTCAAGCATGACGCATTCAAAGTCATCAGGATTAAGCAAGTGCAGCCGCTCATAGTTGCATACTACAATTTTCTTTGTAAATGTACCGTCTTTGCTGTGTTCAATGTCGTAAACACCAATTCGGTTAGCTTCATTTATAAACTGAAAAGCCACGGCCAAAGGCGTGAGAATCAAAACGCGCTTGTTAGTCTTGCGAATGATGTTTTCAGCGATTGAAACCTGAATCAAAGTCTTACCAAGTCCGGTATCAGCAAACACACCGATACGGCCTTTGCGTAGTGCCTTGGTAATAATGTGTTCCTGAAAATCAAACGCGCTTTCAGGCAGCCAAACAGGCTCAAATCCATAGCTGTTTGTGCTGTGCGTCTTTGTCCTTATGAACTCGTCATAATTCATTTTCACCCCTAAATTGTTGATAAAAAACCCCGAGTTACCGGGGTTTAATTGTAGCTCAAATACTAGCGTTTAGCCCACGGTGGCGCAGCTTTTGCGGGTGCAGCGGCTGCCGCTGGCTTGGCTTGTACGGCTGCGCGTGGTGCTGGTGCTGGCTGTGGTGAGTCTCCTAGGGATTTGTATCCTTTGATCTCGTTGCCTTCTTTGTACTGGCCTGAAGCTGGTTTGATAACCACCTTGGCAGACAAAGATCCGCCAAGAAGCTGATCGGTGTCCTCCAGCGATTCAATGCCGATAGCCCGCAAAATTGAACCAAGCTGTCCACGTCCAATCTGCTCGGCCTGGGCTGAATCATTTTTGATGTTCAACGCACCAAAGAGAAACCGTCCGGTGTGCGTTGGCCCGTCAACGTGCAATTTAAGGTTGATGTACTGGCCTGTGCCTGACTTTGTTTGCTTGATTTCAGCGTCGTGAATTGTCATGTTGTAGTCACCCGCTGGCAGTGGCGTAAAGTCACCGCCTCCGGTATCTTCGGGGAGGTCGTTTGTGTTAAATGTTTCGTCGAGGCGTGCCATGTGTTAGTCCTTAGTTTTCAGAGTGATTGAGAATGAAGGCCGTGAAGCCGTGGTGGTAATTGCTTTGATAAGCACGTTTTTATATTCGTCTGGCGCTGACTTCCAAGCGTTTAAATTCAAATCAGGCTTCCAGCGAAACAAAATACTCAGTTGATCTTGAAGTTGGTACTCTTGTGCGATCTCTTGCACCAATTCAGAGTCAATTTTACGGGTTAGCCGTGTCGTTACTTTGCATTCAAAGTCGCCAACGTGGTGAGCCTTTGAACTGTCTTTAGTGTGGTCAACTTTCAGCATGATAGCCATTTGATCTTCAATAGCGCGGCGGTCAGCTACAGCGTCATTCTCAGTTTCTTTGGCTGAAAGCCAATCGGCTGCGAGTTGTTCTATGGTTTTCATTTGCGAGCCTTTAGCATTAAATCAGCCAGAACAAAAGAACGACGCACGATTTCTTTTGAGTCTGTCGCATCAGGCCATTGCCCGCTCAATAGTCCCTGCATCGCCTTCGCTGCAAAGTAATCACGCATGGTCATTCCGGCAGACGAGATTTCAATGCCGACTAAATGCCCAATATCATCTCTCGCAATAACGTTGTCCACCGGAAACGCCGGACCGCCTGTTTCAATCTTACTCATGCTGTCACAGCCTTAGCCATTGCATCGCTAAAAGACTGCCATTCAAGTTTGCAGCTATCTGGCAAGCTGTAGCGGTTCTTTGCCAAATACGCTGGCTTTTCTTGCGTGTAAATCAAGCGTTCACCATTGCTTATAGCCCGTCCGCGTTCTTTGTTGAAACCCAAGTCCTCTTTTTTTACCACTGTTTTGTAGTTGGCAAACAAAACACAATCTGCCCATTCTTGCACCAGTGCGCTAGATCGCGTGGATAGCTTGGGCTGATAGCGGTCATAAGAGTCAACTTCTGGTGAGTCAAACCGTTTGATCTCTGAGTGACCAATCAGAATGACAGTCATGTTTTTATCGTTGCGAAGGGCGTTAAATCCGTCAAGAATCTCGCGCCATTTGTCAGCTAAAAACATGGCACTGCGTCCGTAGGCTAGCTCCTTGGCGTCGTGGCTGGCTTCAATCTCTTGAATCAAAACATTCTCTAACCAGTCAGCGGTGTCTAGCACGACGGTTTGATAATCGTGTTCTTCTACGTAAAGAGTTTGCAGCATTTCAATAACGTCCGTGCTGCTGGTTGCGATTGGAAAATGCGCCACGTCAAGGGCGTCTAGTCCGTCCTCAGCGCAAATGAAAATCGGGTTAGGGGCTTGGCTTGCAAATGTACTCTTGCCAATGCCATGCGTTGAATAAAGAAAAATGCGAGGCGGGCGAAGGTTCTTACCCTTCTTGATTGAACCAAGATTGATAGCCATTGATGAAAATTCCTTTTACGTTGATAACCGATTTCGGCCTATTCCGGCTTCGGTGTGTTGATAGTGTAGCGCAATAAATTGGTGGTTTTAAATTATTTCGCCCTTTCTTTGTATTTTGTGTATCGCCAAGCTGTACGCTCAGTCTCGATGCGTTTCCACACGGCTTCGCGCTGGTCGTCAGTCATTTCAAGCCAAAGGCACACCTCGGGGAAGGTACGCCCGCAGCCTTTGCAGAGGTCGTCGCCTTGGCTTGTAGAGCAAATGGCGATGCAGGGGCTACTTGGGCGCATGATCTGTCATGGCTGGCCCCAGTTGTCGGCTTTGAGCGCCAGTGCATAGAGGTCTTCTGACTCATCGTCTGCTGGCTTGTCTGCTGGCGTGATGCCGTGGTGCTTTTCAACTCGGCGCGCAAGGTCATGCGCGTAGTCATCCCACGCAATGCCTTCCGCCAACTCTTCTATCTGGTCGTCGCTCAGCGGCACCCGCTTGGTTTGCTGCGCCTGCTTCAACTTTCGCAGTTCGCCCCACTCTTGCTCTAGCTGCGCACGCTCCCGGATGAACGACTTTGGCTGCGCGTCAGCTTCCAGCATGTCGGCTGCTTTTCCGAGTATTTCGATGCCAAACCCGCGCAATACTGCAATCATCGTTCTACGCTCACCGCTTGGCTCAGTCGCCAGATACTCGCGGGCTGCTTTGATGGCAGCATCGGCTTTGTCTAATGCAGCGTAAGTTTGCTCTGTGTCTGATAATTTCTCTAAAGCCTCAACTAACTGAGTTACAAGTGTGCGGCTCATGGCATAGCCTTTCCAATTTCAGCCGCTGCACGCACGATAGCTCGTCTAGTAGCTGTGTATGGTTCGCCGGCCTCTGGCTCCCAAAACTCTCTCAAGCCAAAGAATGCACATGCTCGTTCGCCCATGTGAGCGATGCGAATACCCAGCTTCACAGCAAGCCTCAGCGCGTCACCGTCATCAGTGAGTGGGTTCCAGCACGCAATGAATTTTTCTACGAACTCACCACGAGCGTTAGTAACTGTCATGTATTTGACCTCGCGGCCTTCAGCCTTAGCCGCCAGTTCTAGTAGTTCACGGTCTGTCATGGCTTTTCTCCTTGGGCTGCTTTCAGCATTGCTGCGTAACCGTGCAATTCATCTGCCATCGGGTAGCGTGTCTTTGGCTCAAGGCCCTGATTGACAGCCTCGATAAACTTCGACGCCTCGTACAGTATTTCAATTAACCCGCAAGGCACTGCTGTCGTGGCTTGTGGCTGGGGTGGGTGCAGGTAGAGTGGAGCCCACTCCCAACCGTCTGCGGCAATTACGGGCCTCAAGCATGTGACGCTATCTGGGTCAAAGTCGTCGCACTGCATATCTCGCTCAATCCAAGCCAAAGGCTCCACCGCCTGCGCAATCTCGGCTTCCAGTGCTTTGCGTAGCTCGTTGATGTATTCGGCGGTGTGTGGCTGGTCTTTCCAGCTTGGTGAGTTCCAGCGGTCTATGACGGCTTGGGCTGCTTTTTGTAGGGGTGTCATATCCAATACCCTTTGTGTTTTGTTGACGCTGCGGCTTCTTCCAGCTTCGTCCTGACAGTTTCTAGCTGTGTCAAGAGTTCATAGACACGCTTTTTTTCTTGCTCAAGAGCGACGGTTAATTGCCCGATGATTTCGTCGCGCAGGTCTTTTTCGGGTGTCTTCATTTCGCTGGTCTCGTGTTGGGTAAGTTACAGGCGTCGTAAAGGTTGCACATTGCAATCTGCGAGTGGTAGCGGCCCTTGGCTTTGTGGACTGCTTGAACAAGTGCAATCAAGTCGGCTCGGCAGGCTTGGCCGTACTCAATGACGTCTTTGTAGTGGACGACTGAGCATCCAAGGGCTTTTTCTAGGCCGGAATTTTTTGGCAGTGGCGGCAAGCTCATAGCACCGCCTTCAGTGCTGCTTCAGCACCAATCGCCATAGCTACGCTGCGCTGGTTGCCGTATCTGCGCATTTCAATGCAGACATCTAGCGCCAGCCTTGCCGCATCTTTGAGTGCCGCATTCTCAGCACGCATCAGGCTTACTGCCGTGGACTCTGGCCTAGCAAGTTCGGATTTGAGTGCGTCACGCTCTTTCAAAGCCTTTGCCAACGCATCTGATAAGGAGGTGACTAGGCGACTGGCAGTCTCATAGCGGGCAGAGAGATCGTCACGCTCTACCTTGTGCGCTGCTGCCATGGTGTCGGCGGCTTCGGCATAGGCGTCGCGGCTTTCTGCGACTTCAAGCTGCTGCGCCAGAAGCGCGTCGTGCTTTTCAATCCAGTGGGCGACTTGCTTTGCATAGAGATTGACGGCTGCGCGCTCTGTCTCTAATGCAAGTTGCAGAGCTTCGACTTGATCTGCAAGTTTTTCAATCTTTGGGTGAGGCTCAAGCGTGTCGGCTGCGGGGTCGATCAACTCATTTCGCGGGTCTATCAGCACTGACATGCCAAAAGTCACGCGGAAAATGGAGCCTTTGCGCGCAATGCCCTGCAAAGCCGAAATGATCTTTAGATGCTGCTCATCGGGATCGTCTTCGAGCCATTCAATGTCATCAGATTCGGGGTCGGCGCAGGCCTGCTTAGGGCACATGCCATCCACTAAGTCTTCAACAAACCGCGAGAGTTCAAGCGCCATTTCAATGTCGGCGGTTGATGCTTTTGCCATCTTCATTTCGTTTCTCCTTCAGGCGCAATTCGCATCGCGCAAAAAATGTTGTGAATAAATGGTGGCGGCTCAGTCATCCAAGGCTGGCGCTCACCGTGTACTGTCTCTGTGTACCGCTGGCAGTCGCGGCAGGGCACGGCGGGGATGCCGTAGGGCTTGTGGCCAACGCAGCGGGCGATGTCGAATGGCAAACTCATAAAACCCCCCAATACAAAAAATACGGGCTAGGAATGCCGGTCACGACTTCCCGGTAAACCAGTCCGGCTTTGTAAGCGTCCTTCAATAGCCATGCTGATGTTTTTTCTTTTTCATTTCGTTCCTTTGCGATTGTTGATATGGTCATGGCGTATTTACCAATCATCCATTTTGCCATGCGTTCGTAAGCCAACTCCTTGTAGCGTTCTTGTTTTCTACGTCCTGACGCTGTTTTCTCAGTCACTTGCGCATTTTTCTCTTTAAGCAAGCGGCCCCAAAAGACGCCCTCACGATAGGGTGGCCAGGCTACACCGGGCACCAAGGTAGTCTTAATCGTAGTCTCACGCACCGGGCATCCGTGGACCTGAGTGCATTTCCCGTAATCATCGCAGCAGTTCATGTTTTCCTTTTGTGGCCCGCTGTTGATGCGGGCGGGTTGTTAGGCGGCGCGCAAAGCGTCGTAAATCTGTCCGGCAAATTTCATGTAAGCGCCTTCACCAAAAAGCATATCAAATGCCACTTTAATATCAACGCCAGAGTCAGTCAGGCTTTTAATTACAACAGAAAAAACCACGTTTTTGTCCGTTGTTCCGATTATTTCTGCTACTTTGTTGAGTTGAGTTGCTGTAAACATTTCGTATCCTTCGTTTGTTGATGCCTCTATTGTGCCACAACAAAACAGGCTTCACAAACTTTTTTAAACTTTTTTTCTCGATGTTTTCGCGCATAGAATCGGCGTTCACGCGACTAACTTTCAACACTTTAAAGGACTAGGATGACTTTTACCGAATGGCGTGAAGCCTACTCACAACACGGAATGATGAATGAAGCTATGGCCAGAGCCGCATGGAATGACTCACGCAAAAACACCATTTATGAGATCTGTGCAATGCTGCGCCGGGGTGGTGCTGACTTGCCAATAAACGACGGCATGAATGCCATTGAAAAAGGTGCAAGCGTAGCATTGTGTTTCATTGAGGACTTGGATAAATGAGCAGCTTAAAAAACATATTCCCCACTGGCTTCAGACCACCAGTCGAGTTACCAATCTTACCGCCTGAACATCAGCTGCGAGTAGCCATGTCAGACGCGGGCATTCAGCCGCCTGATGACTTGGTGCTAGATGGTACGCTTCGGCGGTTCTCCACTACGGGGAAGAAAAAGGATTTATCAGGGTGGTACGTCATTCACGATGGAGACATTCCAGCGGGGGCATTTGGAGACTGGAAAACAGGCCAGGAGGTTCAGTTCCGGGCTGACATTGGCCGTGACTTGACTTTTCAAGAGTCAGCTATTCACCATAAAAGAATGTCAGAGCTAAAAGCCAAGCGGGAAAAAGAGGTCACTGAGTCCAGGGAGTACGCGGCTTTTCACGCGGCTAAATTGTGGGAGTCTGCACAGCTTGCCAGTGATGACCACCCATACATCAAGCGCAAGGGAATCACTAACCCAGGGTGGCGCATTGCACCAGATGGTAGGCTTATCGCGCCAATGATGATTGATGGTGAGATCAGGAGCCTGCAATATATTGACAGTGACGGCAGCAAGATGTTTCTTAAAGGCGGGCAGGCTGGTGGTGCTTGGTGGTCAATCGGGCCAGATTACACCAAGGGCGACGGGCGCATTTACTTTGCTGAAGGGATCGCCACTGCCGCATCCATTTTTGAGGCCACTGGTAAGCCCGTGGTGGTGACGTATTCGGCGGGCAATATGTCGGCAGTTATTCAAGCGGTTAGGGCTTCTGTCGGGCCATTGCGTGACCTTGTTATTGTGGCTGACCATGATGAATCAGGGGTTGGCAAGCGCGAAGCGGATAAGGCGGCATTGCTTGCAGGGGCCACAGTCATCATGACTGATAGCCAAGGGGATGCAAATGATTTCGCGCAGGCTGGGGGGGATTTGGCGGGGTTGTTGGAGCCAGTGGAATCAAAAGATGATTACCTAATCAGTGCCGATGACTTTAGCGCACAACCTGCACCGATTAAATGGCTTATTAAAGGATGGCTACAGGAATCAGGCTTGTCTATGGTTCATGGGCCATCAGGTGGCGGAAAGACGTTTGTTGTGCTTGATTGGTGCTTACATATTGCCAGTGATTTGCCATTATGGGCCGGAATGAAAGTAAAGCACGGTGAAGTAGTTTATTTGGCTGGTGAGGGACATCATGGTTTACGTGGTCGAGTTGCTGCATGGAAGCATTCACATGGTATTAATAAATTGAATATGTGGTTATCTAAGGCAGGTGTAGATTTAAATACACCAGCAGGATATACAAAGGTAAAAAAATCTATTGATTCATTATCTATTAGGCCAAAGTTAATAGTTGTTGATACTCTTCACCGTTTTCTAAGTGGTGACGAAAATAGTGCAGAAGATGCAAAAACAATGGTTGATGCTTGCGCTGGACTAATGCGAGATTACGAATGTTCTGTTTTATTGGTTCACCATACAGGTGTTTCAGCAGAGGCTCAAGAACGCGGTCGCGGGTCTAGCTCATGGAAGGGTGCGCTGGAAAACGAGGTAAGCATTGTCCCAGCTAAAAATGATAAGCCAATCGAGATAGCTGCACGCAAGGCTAAAGATGCTGAAATGCCAGCGCCTATTTTTGCGCAGTTAAGTAGCGTTGCCATTCCTGGTTGGTTTGACGAAGACGGAGAGCAGGTAACAAATGCAGTTATAGCCATTTGTGACTCACCAGAAAAAGATGATGAAGTTCTAAAGGAGAAGGCATCATTAACATCAGCACGGCGCTATTTTGAAGCTGCTGTTATGGCTGTTGGCAGACCAGAGGGCGGCCTACCATTCATTAGCTCAGACGCTTGGAACGGATATAGCTCGTCACGTGAGCACGCAAGCGACGGCGCAAGGCGTACAGCCCTATCAAATGCGAAAAAAGATTTGCTAGCGGCTAATTACATCATGGAAAAGAACGGTGGTTTTTCACCAACTCCAGAATCCATGACGGGCGTTTTTGCTGGGGCTTTCATTGGGCTTCGGCCTTATTAACTGGTTGTTAGTTGATGTTAGCTAACTGTTAGATACTTGACTAGCTAACAGGGGGATTATGATTGACTTCTGTTAGATGTATGTTAGGATGGCGCGTAAGCGCCACCTTAACCAGCTAACAGTATCAATCGGATTTTTTTGCTGACTGTGTTTAGGCTTGTAGCTCAAAATCAACTTTTAAAACTGGATTTAAAATGACTGACAAAAAAATGACGTTTCCAACTTGTGCTGCTGAATTTTTAAGCGCAATTTCTCATGATCTTGAAATATGGCAAGTAGCAATCATTGATGCAGAAATTGATGACGAACAAAACAAAAGTAGGGTTGTTTTTTGGCTTGCTAGTGATACGGTAATGACTGCTTATGTAGCCAATGAGTACGGTCGAATGATTGTCAACATCAGTGGCGCATATCACTTTGATCTAAACAGAATCAATGAAAATTTGGAATACACATGGCTAAAACATCTTTTGAACAAAGGATGGGCTACAGATCATCAGATTGAACTTGTTAAAAAGTTGGAAAAACTATTTCAAGGCTACGTAAAAAATTGATGTAAAATCCACATAACCAGTCAATCGGTCACGGGTTTATCACTTTTTCCCTTCCTACCGAGTTGAGCGCTATGCCGGGCTAGCGTCTATGACTGGAGCCCGGCACCATTTATCAACAAATGAAAGTCAACAAATGAAAACCACAGCTAACCAATTACTTAATAAAGCTGCAAGCCATATGCAGGCCCGTGCAGCGACTTATGATAAGCCAGAAGGTGAGCGGAGTATGGCTGCTACTGTTACAGCTTATAACGCTGTGACGGGACAATCATTAACTGAGGCTAATGGGTTTTTGTTAATGAGCATTTTAAAGATGGTGCGAGATAATCAACGCAATGAGCCTCATACTGATTCTGTTGAGGATTTAATTGCTTACTCTGCCTTATATGGTGAGGCGCGGTTGAATAGTATTAAAGCTGTTGATAATATTAATTCAGCGGTTGATAATGATTGGATTGTTTGGAATGGTTATAGCGAATGCCCGGTTAATATTGATTCTGTAATATCTGTTAAATCTAGAAATTTAAAAGTAAATACAAATATTGCAGGAATTTATAGCTGGAAACATTCAAATAATGATAATGACATCATCGCCTACCGAGTGGTAAAATAATCCATGACTAAGCCACTAACACCAAAACAGGAATCATTCGTTTATAAGGACAACATGGTTTACTATGTTTATGGACTTATCGACCCAAGAGATGGCAAATGCTTTTATATTGGAAAAGGCAAAGGCAAAAGAGCATGGGACCATGTTAAGAAATGCAGGTCAGGACATATTGATAACGGTGCGAAGCATATGCGCATCAAAGAGATTTTAAAATCTGGAATGTGTGTAATTGTCAAAATGATGAAGACACATATTTCAGAATCAGAAGCGTTTGAATTAGAGCGCGAACTTATTTCAAAAGACAAGCAAGAACTGACAAACATCATGAATGGCTGTAGATCGTCAGATGAAAAACATCAGGCGTTTGCCAAAGACCAACTTGATTTCATGAAAGATGAAGATTCTTGGATTAAAGGATGGCATCCAGACTGCATCAAGGGATTCAACGGCGAGACTGGAGCTAGAGCCTTTTACCGTAAATTTGTTGCTTGGCTTACACCAATGAGCAATGGTGAAGAGTACAAAGAATTCAAATATAAAAATGCTCACGCCTAAACAGGAAAATTTCTGTCGTGTATATCGTGAGACTGGCAATGCTACTGAGGCATATCGTCAGTCTTATGATGTGTCACGCATGAAACCCGAGAGCATTAATCGCAAGGCCAAAGAAGTTTTGGATAACGGCAATATATCGGCAAGATTGGACGAGCTTGGCGCAGCTACAGCAAAGCGTCATGAAATAACAATTGACGACTTGATTGAAGAGCTTGAGCAGGCAAGACAAACCGCATTGAGTTGCGATCAATCATCGGCAGCAGTAAGCGCCACAATGGGTAAAGCAAAGCTTTTGGGAATGGATAAGCAAGTTGTTGACCACACATCAAGCGACAATTCAATGAGCCCGAAACCAGCTATCGAACTGGACGCGAAGATGGTTAAAAGCATCCTAGAGAAAATAAGTGCTGACATCTGATGAAAAGATGGCCGTTAAAGCGGCCATGCAGGTAGATCACTTATTCTTTGCGCGTTACTTTTTCCGCGTTCGTGAGGGTGTCAAGTTTCGCATTAACTGGCATCACAAAGCCATTGCTGATGCGCTTGAAAAAGTCATCCAAGGCGAGACTAAGCGGCTGATTATTAACGTGCCTCCAGGGAGTTCAAAGACTGAGCTAGCGGTGATTAACTTCATTGCGCGTGGATTGGCTTTGAACAATAGGTCTCGGTTCTTGCACCTATCCTACTCATCAGACTTAGCAGAGCTGAATTCAGCGAAGGCTAAGGAGCTTATCAGCTCGGCTGAATATCAAGAGTTATTCCCGTTACCTATAAAATCAGACTCCAATGCACGCGGGAGGTGGAACGTCGTAGGCAATGACGGTATATCCATTGGTGGGTGCTACGCCACTTCAACGCTCGGGCAGGTGACTGGTTTTCGTGCTGGTCACTTATCACCAGGGTTTCAAGGAGCTATCATTATTGATGACCCTTTGAAGCCTGCTGACAGCCTTTCAAAGACTAAACGTGATTCTGTCAACAATGCGTTTATAAACACGGTGCAGAGCCGTAAGGCTTCTCCTGATACGCCTATCATCGTTATCATGCAGCGCCTGGCTGACGAGGATTTAACAGGGTTCCTGTTGGGTGGTGGTGACGGGCATGAGTGGACGCATATCAAGATACCGGCAATCAATGGCGACGGTGAAAGCTACTGGCCAGAGAAGGAGCCATTAGATAGCCTGTTGCAGCTAAAGGAAAAAGGCAATTTCACATTTGAGGGGCAGTATCAGCAGGAGCCTTATGTTCTTGGTGGTGAGTTGCTACGTGGCGAATGGTTCGGAAGGTACAGCGCATTGCCTGACTGGCGCGAGTTCTCTCGGCGTGCTGTGTTCGCTGATACGGCTCAAAAGACTGGTGAACAAAACGACTACACGGTATTCCTTGACGCCGTGTTGCTTCGCACTGGTAAGATTTTGATTCTGAATGTATGGCGCAAGAAGGTTGACGCCGTTGGACTGTTGGCTATGGCTAAAGACATTTGGGCCAGTGTGTCTGTCAATAATGGCGGCCAGGCTATGCCTCCAGCGTCGGCGCTTTACATCGAGGATAAGGCCAGCGGTACAGGTCTTATCCAGCAGCTACAGCAAAACGAGAATTTTGTGCCAGTGATAGCCGTGCAGCGTACCAAGGATAAGCTAACCCGCATGATGGAAGTTCAGCCGCGTATTCAAGCCGGTGCCGTGCTATTGCCTGAGTACGCGCCGTGGGTTGTTGATTTTGTTAGTGAGTGTGAGGCGTTTACAGCCAATGACAGCCATAAAAATGATGACCAGATTGACCCGTTGATTGACGCTGTTAACACGTTTCTCGCTGGGACTAGTTGGTCCGTCTGGTCGTAAAAAAAGCCCCGAAGGGCTTTGATTAAGGCTGAACAATCCCCCACTTAGCAGGCATTGTCTCAGTGCTAGTCCATCCGTCTTCGATTAGCTGGCGGGCTAGCATACGATTGGCCGCAAAGATAAAGTAAAAGTTAGCCAGTCCGAAGCTGAACAGGCTTACGGCTGCTAGGCCGTATTGCTTGCGGATAAGCAAAGCTAGGACGCCGAAGCAGAAGATTGTCCAGCTAAAGCCGACTTTGACTTCTTTAGTCAGGCCGTTTTTGTTGAATTTGATGTGCATTTAGATTACCTCTGCTTTGATAAGTTTGTTGGTTTCGCCGTTGAAGGTTAGTTTAAGGTTGTCTGTGTCAAATTGAGTTTGATTAAAATTTCCGCAAAGATCGACAGAATAAAAATCAATTCCTTTGAATTCGTCAACCCAAGCATACAAAACAACATCAGGCTTAGGCTCTGGTTTGATGCGGTATTCGTTATTAGGATGCCATCCTATATTTTCCAAAGAATTCCAATTACCGGCAAATGTTTTTACTTCAATCTCAGCCCCATCAGCCCAAGCCTTGATGAGTTCTGCGTGTTTGCGTGGTGTTTTCATGATGGTTCCTTTTGTTGTTTTATAGCTTGTTTATGATGTGCTACGCCAGCATTATGGCCTAGCTGATAGCTGTTCTCCGAGTTAGCTTGCCAACCTTCCCATCGGTGTTGTTGGGCGCTTTCTCTGTACTTGCAGTTGAGCGCCGTGCATGGCCTATTTGGTTCTGTGCAATATCCGAACGTTGATAAGTGCCATGATTCAAAGCGTTCGCGGAAGTTTTGGTTTCCCATGCGTTTCCTTTAAATGCCCCGTGGGGCGGTTGATTAAGCTGCTAATTCAGCGAGTAATTCATCGTCACTCATATCGCAAGTTGGAAAGTTTTTCTCTTCGCTTGCAACTTCTTTTTCAAGTTGCTTAACCCAAACGCTACGCAATGCTTTTTCGCCTTCTGTTTTGGCGTTAGCCAAACGGCTGCGTTCGTTTGACAGAGATACTTGCAAGGCGTTTAAGTGGGTCATTTCGTATCCTAGTTGGTTGCTGATGTGTTCATTGTAGCGCAAAAAATCACACTTTTCCGGGTTTCCGCATTTATTTTGCAAAAATAGGGAAAACCCCTAGAATCACGGCATGACTAAACCAACAGGCAACCCCGTAGGCAGACCACGCAAAGACGCAGCACAGCGTGATGATGGGCCTTGGCTTAACGCAATTTCAACCCTTGGCTCCAGCCGTGACTCCATCAGCTATAACAAAGCCTCTCCGGTGCGTTACTTCTCTGAGTTGGAGCTAACTGACTTATACATTGGTGACGGCTTCGCTAGGCGCATTGTGGATGTGACTGCCACGGATATGACTCGGGCAGGGTTCTGCATCGAGGTTGAGGGCCAAGACGAATCAGAAGAGGAGTCAGCCTACGCGCCTGTTATGGTGAGACTGGAAGAGTTGCACGCTAATGAGCGACTGACAGACGCGCTGAAGCTGGAGGCTATTTTCGGCGGGGCCATGATCGTCATGGGTATAAAAGATGGGGGAGACTTGGCAGAGCCTTTGAATGATCGCGCTGTGCAAGACATAGAGTTCCTGCGCGTCTATGACCGCTATCACGTTAGCAGAATGGAGAAGTACACAGACCCTGCGGACATGCGTTATGGTGAGACTAAGACCTATCTAGTGAGTCCGTCTAATGCCACGCCTTACTTAGTCCATGAGTCGCGCTGCCTGATATTCCCAGGTGAGTTCGTTCCTGAGTCCATGCGTGACTTGCAGGACGGTTGGGGAGTGTCGGCGTTGGCGAAGTGTTGGTATCAGTTGCAACGCTTGGGGGTGTCTCACCAGTGGGCAGAGAAGCTACTGGAGAAGTCACAACAGGGAGTTGCTAAGTTTTCAGGCTTGTCTCAGCAGCTTATGGCTCCAGGCGGTCAACAGGCGGTTATCAACCGGCTGAACATGCTTGACATGAGCCGCAACGCTATCAATTCGGTAGCCATCGACGCGCTTGATGAATACACCATCACGTCAAACAGCTTTACCGGCTTGCCTGACTTGCTAGACCGCTTTGCACAGGCTCTGAGCGCAGTTACAGGGATGCCCAAGACGCTGCTAATGGGTGAGCAGTCCAAAGGACTTAATAACTCACAGCAAGGTGACTTGCAGAACTGGTATTCGTCAATAGAGCAAAAGCAGCGCACCCAGTTATTGCAGCCGATTGACCGCTTGGTGACGTTGCTGGCCACGGCCAAAAAGATCACTAATCAAAATTACCTGATTGAGTTTGAAGGCTTGGATATCCCTGACGAAAAGACTGAGGCGGAGACTGAAAAGCTAGAAGCCGAAAAGGAAAAGATAAAAGCCGACACTGCCGCCGTGTACGTCACTGCTGGGGCGCTTGATCCTTCGGAGTTACGTCAGACGCTGATTGATGAGGGTAAGTATGTGATGGATGCAAGCATCCAGATCATGCAGGAAGAGGATGACGGGGAGGCAGTTTGAAAACTGCCACGCTGAAACCGCCAGATCAGGTGGAGAGGGAGTATCAAAGATTGTTGCAATGGTACGTGCGCCAGATCGTAGCCAGTACGCGGCGCATCGTCATGCCTAAGCTGCCGATCATACTTAGCCAAGCCAAGGCAGAGCTAACGCGGGACGGGTACGCGGAGGATTTAGCGGTAGTCATGGCGCTGTTGCTGGATGCCATTTTGTCGGACGGGCGAGTAGTTGACTTGCGTTTACCGGGTATCTTTGCGCTATTGGCTAAGACCAATGACAGGGCGTTGATTATGGCGGTTAAGGCGTCTACTGGGGTGACGTTGCCGCCTTCTGTGCCGGGTGCTAGTCGGTCTGTTTTAGGTCTCGATATTTATAGGGCAGAGCCGTGGCTAGCCGATATGCAGCGCGCATGGGTTAAGCAAAACGTGGGCTTAGTTACGTCGATTGGTACTCAGTATCACGGCCAGCTTGAGACAATTATTCAGCAGGGAGTGCTAAACGGTAGCTCTGTTAAACAGGTTTCAGATCAGATTCAGAAGCAATTCGGAGTTACCAAGAATAGGGCAACGCTTATTGCGCAAGATCAGGTATTAGGCGCGGCAGCTAGGCTAACCCAGATCAGGGCTGAATCCATAGGAGTAAAGCAATACGAATGGGCTACCGTTGGAGATAGTCGGGTTCGTCCTGAGCATGTCGAGTTAAGTGGCAAGCTGTTTAGCTGGGATAAGCCGCCTAGCGTTGGGCATCCTGGGACGCCGATTAGGTGTCGGTGCCGAGCTTCACTTGTGCTGCCTGAGTTCTAACTAGATAAATATGGGCGGTTTCCATTGGAAACATAGTGATTATTAAGATCGTTTAAATCATGCAATGTAAACGGTTTCTCCGGGTCTTCTGAGTCAGAGCAATACCAAACGCTATCAACATTTTCAGCCTCCATAAGGCACAAAATAAGACCTGAAATCTTCGGCCAGTCGCCGCGCTCATATCCTTTTCCGTAATAACGCCAGTATGAATCTATAGAATGTGTGGCGCATTCTGGAATGTAGCAAGATTTTGATACTGATGCGCCTTCAATCCAATTGGTGCAATTTGGCTCTTCACCGTCTTTTGTTTTCACATAAAAGCAAGCATCTAAACCCATGATTAACTCCGTTTTTATATTAGTTATAACAATGTATAACAATGTCTAACTAGTTCTAAGGTGTTTTGGTTAGAACTGCTTATAGTTCCGGCCTGTCATTGCAATATGGGCTGTATTCACCATCGCCATATTTATTAAGATCGTCAGCGCATTCATGGTGCATCTTGTTTGTAAACCAAGAATCATCGACAGACTTCCACATGTTGTAACTTTCGCCTTTATTGATTGGCTCGCTGCAATATGTGCAAGTGTGTTTTTTATTTGCAATACGATTTACAGGTTTAGTGCAAAACATTATTAACTCCCATCCCTAGCCAACAAAAGAGACTCAATAGCCACACCAGATAACTGAATCTCCAGCGCCCGCCATAGCACAGCCGTAGTGCTTGCGTGGTAGTCGCATGGCAGTACACCGTCTGAGTCAGCTATGCACTGGTGAGCACAGCCGATAACGGTATGGGCGGCTAGGGTTTCTTGGGCGTTAGTCATTGGTTGACTCTTCTTCAATCCGAGTCTTTGAGTGCTTTACACGGTCTCCACAAATACATGCGCTTGTAATCTCGCTTTGAAATAGGCTACTGACTTCAGACTTTGAACGCTTACAAAATGAGCATTTAGGTTCAATTTCTTTGGGCTTTTGGAAATGGATGATGTTTTTCATAACCAAACTATGCCACAAAGAAAATCAAAGTCTATTAGGGTTTTCACTGATTGACATTGCATTTATTTGCATTAGGTTTTGCGATATGATATAAACTCAATATGACCGTTCAAAGATACGATTACGCGCCAATCAAGGCAAGCATTACAGAGGATGGCTATTTGACAGATAGCCCGGTAATCGCTCGCGTTGGCATTCAGTCGTATCAGTTGGCAGATGGAACAATCCGCAAAGAACTGCGAATGCCTAAGGATGTTTTTGATGCTGAATCACTGGCATCATTCGCAGGTAAGCCATTGACAGACGATCATCCAAGCGAAAAAGTAAGCGCCAAGAATTTCAAAAAATATGCCATTGGTGTTATGACTGGCGCAGCTTACCAAGATGGCGACAATGTGCGAGTGCCTTTGGTCATGCATGATGGAGAGGCTGTTGATAAAGCAATTAAAGGCGGTAAGCGCGAATTGTCAGTAGGCTATTCTGTCGTATTGGACGAAACCCCCGGAATCTGGAATGGCGAGGCCTATCAAGCTCGCCAGACTATGATACGTGCGAATCATTTGAGCCTTGTAAAAAAGGGTCGAGCCGGTAATGCACGTTTAACTCTTGACCGCTTTGATGCGGTTTCATTAATTGAAGAAACGGAGCCAAGTATGAGCGATCTAAGCTCGATTAAGTTGGATTCGGGCTTGTCGTATAGCGCGGCTCCCGAGGTAGTTATTGAGGTAGAGCGATTGCGCGCTGATGCCTTGAATTTCAAAACCCAGTCCGAAGCTCAAAAAGCCGAAGCTGAAAAGCTGGCCGGTGAGCGTGATACGCTGAAGGCCCGCGTTGATGGCTTTGCCGCTGAGTTGGCTAAGGTCAAAACTGACGCTCTGGAATCTGCCCGCGCAGAGATCAAAGCCCGCGCCGAGTTGGATAAAGCTGCCGAAGGCTTCAAGGTTGATTGCGCTGGCAAGTCTGACCGAGAAGTTAAGGAAGCCGTCATCAAGGCCGTGCGTGCTGACGCCGATCTTACCGGTAAGTCTGACGAATACGTCAATGCGGCTTTTGATATGTCTGTCAGCATGAAAGCTGATGCGGCTATGCAGGGGCAGCGTAAACAGGCCATGAATAACGATGGCGCTGGCGTGGCTAAAACGGCTGCTCAGAAGTACGTCGAATACAAACAATCTCTGTCTAAGAAAGGCGCTTAATCATGTCGCAAACTACTGTAACCCAATACGGCGCTGTTGCCTTCGCCGGTATGCTTGACGGCATCGGTGAGAAGGCCGTGCGTTCTTACGCTGCTGAAGAGATTATCCCCATTGCTTACCCTGTCAAGCTTGGTACCAATGGCGAGAAGCAAGTGCTCAAAACTACTTCAGGCGCTCTGTCGGTTGGCTTCGCGTTGCACGATCATGCCCGTGAACAAAACGGCGGCGGCACTGTGCAATACGCTGCTAAGGAAACCGTGTCTGTGCTGACTCAGGGTCGCTTCTGGGTTCCTACTTCTGACGCTGTTGTCGCTGGTGCAGTCGCTAACTTGACCGTGGCTACTGGTGCCCTGACTGATGCCGCTGTTGCTGCTGGTATCGAGGCTTTCACACAGTTCTCTGCCCGCTTTGTCACTGCCACGACTGGCGCTGGCTTGGCTATTGTTGAAATCAAATAAGGAACTAAATCATGTCTGACAAAATGAACTACGACGCGCAAGACCTGCGGGCTATTGAGTCAACTGGCCGACTTGACGCTAACGAAAGCGTATTTTTTAGCCGCCAACTGGAGTCGATTAAGGCTCAGTCTTATGACGTTAAGCGCGCCAAGCTGAATGCGCTGGAAATCTTCCCGGTTTCTACTTCTACCCCTGAAGGCGCTACGACTATCACTTACCGTCAATTTGACAGTGTAGGCGCAGCCAAGATCATTGCCAATTACGCCAATGACCTGCCACGCGCTGACGTGAACGGTAAGGAATTCACAAGCCCAATCCGTTCTATCGGTATCAGCTACGGCTACAACATGCAAGAGATTCGCTCTGCTCAGTTCGCTGGAATGCCATTGTCCGAAAAGAAAATGCGTGCAGCCCAACGTGCCCATGAAGAACTGATTAACCGTCTGGCTTGGGCTGGCGATACTGAGCATGGTTTGCCTGGCTTCATGACCAATGCAAACATTCCAGCGTTTGTCGTGCCTGCCGTTGGCACTGGTTCTAGTAAGCTATGGAATACAAAGACTGCTGACCAGATCATTGCTGACATCAATGGCGTGATTAACCAAGTGACTACCCAGTCAAAAGGAATTCACCGCGCTAACATGGTATTGCTGCCTTTGGAGCAATACAGCTATATCGCTAGCACCCCACGCAGCGCCACGACTGATACGACCATTCTGCAATTCGTTACCGCCAATAACCCCGGCGTGACATTCAAACCCGTGATTGAGCTTGACGCATTCGGCGGTGGTCTGGATCGTATTGTTGCCGGTGAGTTCTCGATTGATAACATGCAGTTGGAAATCCCGATGGCCTTCCGTCAATATACTCCACAGCTTAACGGCATGGAATTTATTGTTCCGGCTGAATCGCGTTTCGGGGGCTGTATTATTGAATACCCTCTCGCATTCGCTATTGGTGATAGCATTTAAGCTAAAAACTTAACAAACAAAAGGGCCTTAAATGGCCCTTTTTTATGTGTATTTCCAAGTGTGTTTTAATGCTGTT